CCCCGAAACAGGCTATTACTGAAAGCTGCTGTGCCGATTGATCCTGTGAACGTCATGCCTTGGCTTCCCAAGAACGCGCCCGTGTCGTAAACGAAGTTGTCGACGTCTCCGATCTCGCCAACGGTCGTGACGTTCAGGAAGTTGACGCCGTACCAATCCAGCGCAACAGGGCCATTTATCCCCGCATCATCAATGTAAATGGCCGTATCAACGTCCTTGAACGTGATAAACCGCACCGGCATCGTGTACCGCGATGTCAGCAACGGAACCCCAACCCCTAGCCCTGTGCTAGTGATGGAAGCCGTCTCGGATGATGTGCCGAGGATCGTCACAACACCGCCCGTCTCCAATCTGTCGCCAGTCAGGTCAATGTCAGTGGTGATAAAGTACGTCTTGCCAGCTTCAAGTGTGATAACGCCGCCAACGGCGTCCGGCAAATCAGTTTGACTTGAAATAAACTTGACGTTCTCAATAATCCGATTAATAGCCGCATTCACGTCATCAATCTCTGTCGGCGTCAAGTTCAAAGCCTGCAGGAATAGCCGCTCCAAAGCCCGCACAAGTTCAGGGTCATTGCCTGCGATCTTGGCAATCTGGTTGCGCGATGGGGGATTGATAACAACAGCCATCAGAACGCCAACGCCTCAAGGCGTGCCTGCAAACGGCTCATGGATATGTGCGCGCCGGACGTGCCGCGAAACTTCTGCATTCGCTGGTTGCGCATGTGGCCCTGTTGCAGCCAGATCAACCGTTTATTGCGATCTCCTTGCTTGCCAGCCTTGATCCCCTTTTCAACGGACCATGTGACGCCATCATCCGAATAGCTTGTCCAGATGGTCGGATCGCCGCCGAGCGGTATGCTGCCCGTTAGCGCGACCAACTCCAACTCATGAAAGATTGCGCCGTTGCTCTCGTTGTAAAGGATCTGCGTGCCAAATTCCCAGCCGACCGCATCGCCCCAATGAGTTGATACAGTGCGGTCAAGATAACCAAACTGCGTCGTGTCGGTGTGCGCCACGTTCCATCGGTCATAGCAATAGATGCAATCGTTTGCTTTCCACTTCGCATCACCATCAATCGCAGATGCCAGCGTGAACCAGACAGGCACGCCAAGAACGCCCGTTGCTACACCGTCATAGACAAGGCAGTGGCGGGGAAGGTGAATTATTAGGTGCTCATGCGCCCGGTCTACGCGGGATTGCAGGAACGCGCCGGACAATTCAGCCTCGGTGTATTCTTGCAAGATTTCCTCAATCTCGCGGGTTGCGATCTTTGCGGCTTGCCCGTTTGCCCCGATAAATACAGACGGCGCTTCGTTCATGCCGCCGCCAAGAAACGCGATGTTATCCATGAACTCGCAGTTCGCGTGCGTCCCAACACAACCCTTCTGGATTTGCGCGCCGTTGACCCGCTGGAATGGGAAGCCCGTGCCGCCGATGTTGTCAAATACCTCAATCGTGTATCGGTTCAGCGCATATACTTCATTGCGCAGCTTCAGCAACCCCAGCACCGGGTCAGGGTCGGCCTCCGAAGAACCATACTTCAACGGGTTCACGCTAAACGGGTCTGACAATTCAGTAACGACAAGGAACTCGCCGTCTGTTGTCATAAAGTAGCCATCCACCCAAACTACGTCCACAACGTCCAACAGGTCCGGGTCAGTCACCTGCGCAAGCGTCGTGCCGTCATAAAGCCAAAGCTGGTTGCTTGATGCAACAGCAAGGTATTCAAACCCATAGGTGAAAGTCACCCGGCCAGCCCCACCGATGTCACCAATGACAGTGACCACGTTGGCCGCGCTGATGGAGACTAGCTTAGTCCCCATGACGCGATACAGAACGCCATTCCAGTTGATCCCGCCCCGGTCTACACCTGGTCCAGTCCCAAGCGCGACAATCCCATCAGCGGGACGCAAATAGCCCTCCGAAACGCCCGTATCTTTTGGCACCGGAACAAGGTTACGCGGATAACTTGTGCGATAGTCTGGCGATACGTCCGCAAAGGTGCCGCTTAGGATGGGGATCTGCATTTACCCGATCCGATACCAAACGCCAGCAACAGCATCGTAGCGCATCGTAAAGAAAGCATTGGCCGCAAGTGTTGTGGGTTCGCCTGTCACAGTCTTGCCGGATGATACAGTGAGCGTCGTAACAGCCTGCGTGCAGTTAACCGTCACCGTGTCTTTGTCGGCAGGCGCATCAGGCAGGGCAATCGTGCCGGCCGCAAAGCCCGCCGTCGGCGTCAGGATCAACCACACATCGCCCGCGTTCACAGTGACAGAGAAGCCCGTAGAACTAGGGGCGGCGTATTGCGTTGACTGGTCGCCTGGCAGATCCGCATTCGCGTTGATGTATTCCATCAGCACAGTGATACTGGCCTTGCGCGCGTCACCCTGCGATTGTTTGTAAACGGGCAGCAGGTCGCCAGCGGCAAGCGCGTCTGTGCTAGTCAGCCGGTTGATTTCAGTCATTATTCAAACTCCAAAAGGCTATCAGGACCAGCCTGCAATTCATCAGTGGGCTGCACAAGGAACGGGTCACGGCTATCGCGCCACCCCTTATGGCCAGCCCCAGCCGGGATCGAATAGGCATCCCTCTGCATTTCAATCGGTCGCGCGGCCTGTGCCATCAGTTGATTGTACGCACCCTTGGCCGTGGCCTTCGTGTCAGGCGATACCGTCTTGCCGTAGATCGGCGCGATACGCACCGCCAAATTCAAAATCATGGCCTCAACAGCCATGTCAGAAACGTTTGTGTTTTCGTCAGGATCACCGGAACCTGGTGAATTAGGCACAGGATACCCAAGCCGCAGGCCCTTGCCGTTCCATGTCGCCATCATCGCATCAAGCCTGCGCACTGCGCTTTCGATCTGCTGGGGCTGCAAGTCAAAGACATAGCCAGCCAGCCCGATTTCCTCAAACGCCTGATTGATAATGTCGCGCTTAGTCCAGCCCATGCAGACCCCCTTATATGATGCGACGGGACCGAAGCCCCGCCGCGTTATTGTTTAGGTCTGGCCGAACAGGATGATGCCGTTCATTTCAGGGTTGGTGTTGACCACCCCGAACCGCACATCGAGGGCATACTCGGAAACATACGTCTTGTTGTTGAAGAACTTTGTCATACAGACCTCAAGACCCTGGTCGATTGTGCCTTTCATCACGTCAACACCCTGATCCGTTGGCACCGCGTAGGATGCGGGCAGGATTTCGATGCTGTCCTTATGCCAGAACGGGTTGGCCGCAGCGGCAGTGACGTTCAGCCAAACGATTGCAGCGGTTGCTGATGTGCTGACAACTTCGCAGTTCTTATAGGCCAGCTCCGCGTCAGTCGGCGAACCCTGGTTCGCGCCAATCAAAGGCGGGCTGATCGTCATTGTGGTTCCGCTGTCCACCGAAATAACGCGGAAGGTTTTAAGCTGCCCTGTCGCTTCTTTCGTGATGTGGTGAACCGCTTGGATGCCAGCAATGGTGAAGCAATCGCCAGCGACAACGCCGGTTGTCGCGGACACGGTGACGGTCTGGTAACGGTTGTCGACGTTGATAACGCCAGCCGTGACGCTCTCGGACGACTTGGGAACATACTGAACCTGTGCGCCGTTTGTCGCGATTGTGCGCGTGCCACCACCAGCGGCGGCGATGCGCTTGCCTGCGTCCATCTTGTATGTCTCAAGACCCGCAACGTTGCCAACATAAGAACGCTCGTAAGCAGACGTTGGCTTGCCGGCCATTGTCTGACGTGCAGCAAGATCGGATGCCAGCCCGTTATAGTCACGGGTGGACAGTGCAAGGTAACGATCACCTTCCGCAATACCTTGTTCATTCATCAGGCTTTCGGCCTGTGCAATGTCGGCATAAGTCCCGGCAGCAGTTGCAATCGAAACAACCATTGTTCCTTGCAGTGATGCAACGTCACGAACTGCGGTGTTTACGTCAGATGCAAGGCGCTGATATGCGGCCTGACCCAAGCGACCTTCTTGCAGGGCGTCCCGCAATTCCAGCGCGTCCATTTTCCAAGGCACAGATTTTTGAAAGCCGATGTTGGATGGAACGGAAAGCTGCTTTACGTCTTGAAATGTGATGTCAGTGCCGACAACGCGGTCTTGAGACGACATGATGTAGGGCATTGGACGCCAGATGGTGTCGTTTGCGCGCTCCATCATTTGCGCGTTCGTGCCATACTTGGACACGTTGCGCGAAATAACAAGCGCATCCTCGAAGCCCTCAAGGATATCCTCGAAGGCAACGCGCTCCTCTTTTGAAAATGTATTAGCCATTAGTTGCTCCTAGCTTACATGGCAAAGCAGGAAAGCCCCGCTTTTGTTGAGATAAATCTTGTTTCATCTCGCCACAGTAAGTCAGGCGGCTACTTGGTTTGCCGCGTCACCTAAGCAACGCGGCTGTTGTAAACTATCGGTTAGGCCGATGACGCCTTAGTTGTTACCTTATCACACTTGATTGCAGGTTATCAAGCCTTGCGCATCTTCTTCTTGTGCGCCCGGACGGCAGTGAAGTCGCCCGTCTTTTCAGCCTCGGTGCGCAACCGTTCCAACGTGCTATCAACTGCCCCAGATGATCGGCCCGTGCCGGACACGACACGCTCCGGCGATGTGGAGGCCTTTTTCTTGCCAACTTTCAACTGTGTCTCCAATCTTGCAACTGCAAAAGCAAATTTCACCGGGTCCTTGATTGATCCCAATTCCTTGGCGCGCTTCGGGTTCTTGCCCAGCGCATAGACCAGCAACGCCGGGTTCTCTGCACCTTGCAGGATCATGCCCTGTTGCGTCACTGACATCGTGTCTTGCACGACCTCCTCGGCATCGTCATAGTCACGCACCTTGAGGCCAGCCTTGGTTTCTTGGTATACTTTCTGCCGTTCGCCCCATGCCTTTTCGGCGTCTTCATCTTCGGCCTTGAGGGCAGCCTCTTGCGCGTCACGTTCGCGCTTCTGATCATACCACGCAGCAAGGCTTTCCTCGTACTTGGCAGTATCAAAGTCGCTGGCCTCAAGGGTCGGCTTCTTGGCCTGTTCGGCAGGCTTTGCAACCGCGTCACGTTCGGCCAGCTTAGCCTCAAGTTCCTTGGTGCGCTTCTTTTCCTCGCGGTATTGCTTGCGAAGATCACGCACCCATGCCGGCGCGGGTTCGGCGTCGCCGGCTTCCGCTTCGGCCACATCCCCGATTGATACAATCACTTCGTCATCGCCGTCATCTTCGTCATCGCCGTCATCTTCGGCTTCAACCTCTAACGGCGCGTCCGGTCCTTCATCTTCGTCCGCGTCGCCGTCATCAACTTCCTGGTCGTCAAGTTCCTGATCCTCAAGATTTGCTTTTTCTGCGTCTAGTGCCATGTCGTGCCTCTTTGTCTCACACCAATTGAACGGCGGTGCGGTTGCCGTGTTACTGCTGACCCCGCGTCAAATTGCTAAGGGTCTGCGCTGTTTTCAGTGCCAATTCGCGCTCGTTGCTGTCAATGGATGCCAGCGTTTCGGCGGTTTTGGCGCGTGTCTCTTCCGTCCGGGCTGCCGTGTATTCGGTGTCAGCCTGCGCTTTGACAGCTTGCGCCTGTGACTTCTCTGTCTCCGCCTGCAAGTAAACCACCTGCGGATCTGGCTGCTGTTGTTCCGCTGCCGCTGCCATTTCGGCCTCTTCTTTTTCGTTCGGCTCAATAACACCCATGCTGACCATCTTCTTGCGGTAGAATTTCCGCACGTCAGAAATGCCTTCGCCTTCCATGTTCATTAGCGCCATGCCGGTCAACACAGCCCTATCCTGCGGGTCTTGCGTCAACTGGATCATACCAGTCAGCGCGCGCACTGTGGCCTCGCGCTTGGACGCAGACGAAGGCCCTACATCAACGATAACGTCAAACTTGGCCTTGGAAATATCATTCTCATATTCAACCTCGCCAGTTTCCGTGTTCAGGATCGGCGTTGTCAGTTCTGCCGTTTCAATATCGCCCTGCAAGCCAACCATTTTCATCTTGCGGCCCGGCTCCACCAGCACATCACGCGCCATGCATAGCCAGATTTCGCCGGAACGCTTAACAGCCTTAGCCATGTTCGACATGTAGATGAATGACTGCATGTCTAGCCGCGACTGGATCAACTCAACAGCCTTGCCGCTGATGTTCGACACCATCTCTTCGCCGTCCTGCTGACGTCCGAGAATGTCCTGCATATCCTGCTCTGTGATCTGCAACAGTGCGGCCATAGCTGCGGGGATTTGCGGGGGTTTGGTGTATCCGATTGGACCGCTTGCCATTTCGTTGCCGTTGGCATCCTGCACCGGGTTAACCAGCAAGTAAGGATAGTTCTTCAGATTGTCCTGCGCCCACATATATTCGTGACCGGCAACCTGTTCAGGCATAAAGATAGGCTTTTCCATCGGCGTCAGTGCGCTGATCTCGCCCAGCTTGGATAGCTGCATGTTCTTGAGCCGCTGCGCATCCTTGGCCAAGCGCACATGCCCCATGCACCTCTCGATATTATCCACAAACCACCGCTTGCCATAGACCGGCACAATCGGAATTTCCGTGCCTGCGATGTGGCCTTCGTCGGACAGAACGCCACCGCCGCTCATGAAATACTTGCGAACCTTGCGGCGCTTTACCTTTTTCTGGCGAACCTCTTGCGTGCCGACCGATGCAAGCGCGGCCTCTAACTCCGGATCATTGGCAAAGTCCGCCTCGCTATAGCGTTCTTCTTCGCCGGCCAGCGTTTCAAATACGCGGATGGTTTCAAGTTGCATCTCAGCCTTGTAGACTTCCGCAACATAAACCACGTCATGCGCGGCCCAGTCAAAGTCCATGTCGCCAATACTTTCAGGCCAGCTTGTCGGATCATCGCCCCATATCTCCTCATAGGCGTCGGGCGTCATGGCTGTTAGCACATAGCATGACTTGGCGTCGCTCTTGTCCTGGCGCTTGGCGTTCAGGTCAAAGAACACGGATGTATCGGCGTCATAGATAGGTTCGATCAGGATGCGCTGACGGTCGTCGTCGTCGTCGTATTCATCCTCATACACAGTGCGCAGACGCCATGCGCCAAAACCACCGCCGACGGCCTCCTCAAACGCGTTGTCATAGGCTTCGTCTGCCGTGCTGTATTCTTC